GATAAGTGAGAGTTCAATCTTTCCTTTTCAGCTTTTAAAATTGCGCCAACATGTCGGTCCCAACAAAACAGATCGAAAGTATGGTGTATGGGGTGTCCTCGGCGGCGAGGACTTTCATGGCTTTCACCTTTGAGGAGGTTGAGAACTGTGAAGATACTAACTTTTTGGAACTGATGTTCAGTCGTTGCAAGAAGCAGGTTAAGATCCGTCCGGAGTTCATTACGTGGACTATTGAGATGTTGATGCTGACCTTTGCTTTGTTTCAGCTGTTTCGGTTCTCGATGGTCTTGTATTCCCAGTGCAAGCGTGTTACGACCCGTGTGAACAAGATGTTCGACGACTCGGAATACATCCCTTACGCGAATTCCGAACCCATCATCCAACTCAAGGCCGCATGCCTGGTTGATGGAGTCACTCCTGAGGCGGCCATGCCAGGAGTTGACGATTTTGCGATTCAAGTGGATAAGTTCCCTCGAGATCAAGTTTACATTGCGTGGGTCCCCGAAGGCCAGAACCTTGGAGAGTTAGAGCGTCAAAAGCTCACGATCATTGGTGAAGGCATTAGGGACTCTAATGGCTCGTTCGTTACCCCTTTCCACGTTGCTGATAAAATCGGCGGCTTGTTGGTCTTAAGTGGTCATCGAATTGGCAAGAGTGTCGTAATTCCCGTGGACCAATTCCAGATCGAACCGATTTCGGATATTATGGATCTTGCTCGCATCACTTTGAGGAAAACTGGCTATTTTAATACGCTGGGGATCACCATTGCTCGACTTGCGACAGCGAATCCAACTCAAACAGTGTCTTTGTTTCGCCGAAGCATTGTTGATGGGTCCTGTAAGTTGACTGTTTCTCATTCTACCTACGCCGCCTACGAACCGAATCCATTGTACTTCAAGCAGAGGTGCAATTCGGCTCCTGGCAATAGTGGATGTGCGATTCGACAGAAAGAGTTTGTCGTTGGGGTGTTGATTGGTTCGTTGAAAGACGGTACCTCCAACCTGGCGGCTCATACGCTCATGTTGATGCCAGCTCCTTACCTCGCTCGCCTTAAGCTCCGGTTATCTCGGATGGACGACACGCAAGTGTCTGTTAAACCAGAGACTCCAACCGATGAAGCTGCGGCTAGACGTGAGGCTGAAGCCCAAGCGTACGCAGCTATGCGATCACGAGGAGAAGATATTGATGACCAAGGATTCCGACGCAAGAAGGGATCTGACCGTCCCGAAGGCCACCGCAGCATGTCTCGGTTCCAGAGTTCTAATCCGCTTTGGGCTGATATTGATGAGGAGGTCAAGGTGAACACATCAACTACACTTGTGTCTGATGTAAATTTCAGACGGCGCCATCCAGCGGCGCAGCAGAAATCGCTGGAGGTCAGTCAGCCAACGACGTCTCCGATCCAGGGGAATGGACTTGTACTCACTGTGGATGTCCCTGTTGGGACGAACACGAGTGTCCACCAGCCTGCCCAACAATCGAGCTCGTCAAGCGAATCGCCGGATATTCTTTCGAAACCGCTAGCTTTGACCGACCGGGGAGTCGTCCTCGAAGAGAGAAGTCTAATTCCTCCTTCAGACTCCTCAAATGGGTTGCAGGTTCCCAAGAAGCAGCGCAATCGCAAACGGAAGACGAAATCTTCGCCGCCGAGTTCCAAAGACTCAGCCCCGTCGATCGTACCGTTGTGAGAGAGTTGTTTAAAGACCTGCCCAACTACCACTACCCCTCCTCGGGCGCTGAGTTAGAGAAAGACCGAATGTCTTTTTACACAAAGCGCGCCTTGGAGACCCGTGGCCAAGGTGAAGCTGAAGATTTGTGGCACATCCATGAATCCGATTATAAGGGATATTGTCGCATCGCGTGGGGAAACCTGCTTGATGGTGTGATGATTCCTGGAGACCAGACGTTGGTTTGCCAACCCTCGATTGCCGATGATTTTTGCTACTTCAAGTTTAAAGATGAAGTTTGGGCGATGTTATATTCGAAGATTGAGATGGACAAATCTCCTGGTTCTCCTTTCGTGAATGCTGGCTTCCGCACAAATGGCGACATCCCGCAAGAGATGTTGCGACGTTGTGTGGAGGAGCGTCTCACATTACTTCACTTCCTTGGCAAGGGGCATTCCACTAGTGAATGGGACTTAGACCAGTTTACGAGCGAGGAGCTCGTGGCTCATAATGCTATGGATCCTGTTAAGGTGCATGTGAAAAGTGAATTGACTAAATTATCTAAAGTCGCGAGATTGATATTTGGCCACTCTGTCATTGATCGTTTGATCTGGCAGTGGCTATTCTTTGATCTCCTGAACGATCTGCCTAGACGATGGAAAGATCCCAAGAACGCCTCTAGCGTCGGGATTAATTTCAACGAAGCTGGCGCTTTGATCGATCTGTTCCAGCGAATGCAGAGGATGAAGCCAAAAGACTATCACTTAGCTTCCGATGACGTCCGTGGCTGGGAGTTTCTCGTCTTGGGGATGATGATGCGCGCTGCGCTTGAAGTCTATGCTGAAAAGTGTGGACGGAAAGGTTCTGTCGCCTCAGTCGTGCTTGATGCAATGATTGAGTTGATGACGGATCACAATGCCGTGCTTGCTTTCTCCGATGGGGAACTCTGGACTGCAGAGTTCGTGTTCATGCTTAGTGGGTGGCTCCTAACCCACATCATTAATACTGTAATGAGAGCTGCGCTTGCGATGATGGTTTGTTTCAAATTGGGATCTGATGAATATCTCCCTTCTTTTGATGAACCTTATCAAAAGGCGAATGGCGACGATTGTTTTGGCTATGCGACTTCATTGTCCGCTGAGAATTATCGACGCTTAGGCTTTTATGTGACACCGGAAATGTTGAGCGAGATGAGATTTAGCTTTTGCAGCCAGATCTTTGACGTTCCAAGACGGACCAGTTATCCTGAATCAGTTATGAAGATTGTTTCCAATTACACCTTTAACCTAGATGAGTTAGAGCAATATTTCCAAATCAGGGAAGTTCTTCGGAGCAGGCCCGACGCGGATGCGCTCATTCATATTCTGGACTGGTTGAGATTGTCGAGACTTGTCTTCAGAGGTTTGATGTGTGCCCAGTCCAGTCCTCTGATTGTGGACTGAATTTACCAGTTAGAAATATGACCGACGTGATTACTTTCACTCTGTCGTGTATCGCTGTGTTTATTTTAGGTTGTTGTTACGGTTCTGTGTTATCTGAGTGTGAAGTTGAGAAATGCCGAAATCAAAGAAGGCCGCTAAGTCCTTCATCGGTCCACTCCCACAAGGGGTGAAGCGCAAGGCTCGTGCCAGGAAGGTGAAATCCTCTGGTGCAGGCCCCAAGAATGGGAATGGCGCGAAAACGTCCCAGGTTAAGCAGGCGCATGTCCATCATGCATGCTCTATCTTGGATCCGTTTTGTCCCGCGGCGAGAGCTGCTAAGCGTCCAGACGGGCAGGGAGGCACCTCCATTGGTTTTACG